TCTTGTGGAATGCGTTCTTTGTGGATTCAGAAAATGTCTGTGTTATATACACAAAGAAAGAAGGCCGTGTATAGCCTTCTACGGTGTCTGCTCCGTATATCTTCATATCCGGATATCTTTCTTTCAAAGCGGAATTGACCGCTTTTTTTATTTCTTTAAGTGTCAAGTCCTGTCTCCCTCAAGATTTCTTCCAGAACTTCCTGTCCGAGCAGCTCTGCGTGTTCTGCGCGCTGTGCCATATATTTTGCCACAGTCTTTTTCCCCCTGACTTCTCCAACCTGCCTCAATCCCTTTGTTTTGTCTTTGCTTTTATGAGTTATCATGGCATGTCCTTCTTCGTAGAGATGGTAATGTGGAGCTACTGTCGTAACTGCAACTGTAACTTTGTTTCCTGATCGTATTACTTTTCCCTGTCTGAAGCTCTTTGCCAGAGGCTTTGGTTTCTTTTCACTTTGTGGACTTATATAATGATGCCCTTTTGCCTCAGAATTAACTCTACCCTTTAAGTCTTTTGCTATACTTTTGGATTCTTTTTTGAGAACAGTTTCTGAAGACGCTGGGAACTGCCGAGCTGCTGCTTCGAGTGCTTTTTCCAACTCAGAAACGTCATATTCAAAGCTGATACTCTGCATTCTCAAACACCTCCTCACACTGAATTTCCAGCAGCTCCCTGGCATCATTTACATCCAGCGGAGGACCGGCAATCGCATATGTATGTCCTTTATACAGGATCCTCATATCTGTTGTTATGTCTTCCCTGTATCTGACATATATACGATGCGTAACCTCTGGCTTTAGTTTCCCCATGAAGTTATATTCTGAAGATTTATATGGCTTTACAGTTCCCCAGACAGTTTTGTAATTCTTCCACTCTGATTTATCCTGTCCCATATCGTCTTCTTTTGCTTCAAGGCGTTGAAAAATAATGCGTCTGTTCAGTTTTCCTGTATAAATCATCTGATCACCTCACAAGAAGTTTACGCAATACATTCCCAGGATAGTCTCTGCCGTTTTGTTCATGATATTTTTATCTACCTGCAGCTGCCGGTTATCGTACATGTCAGCAATCAGCATGAGGACTGCGATCGTAATATCCTCATGCTGATCCAGCTGCTCCTCTGTAAGTCCTGTGTATCCTTTGCAGTATTCTACAGCTGCAGTTTTCATGGTCAGGATTTCTCTGTTGTCAGCCTCTTCCATCTCTTTCGGATCTTCCCGGATGTGCTGCCATATATCTGCAGTGGTCATTTCACTAATCTTCATATTCTAACCTCATTTGCGCCGGCGCAATTCACGCAGATGCCATAGTTAATTTTGCAATCTTCTGTGCATCCTCTACCTTTGTATCAATTTCCATCCAGGCTACTACGCCAACCGCATGCTGTGTTGCGTATTTTTCCCTCAGCACTTCGATATTTGCATCTTCCGCTACTTTTACCGCTAATCCGGAGAAATCGCCGTAATAAACAGTGACAGCCTCTGCTTCCATCTTCGGCATTGCATCAGAGCAGTATACGTCTTTTCCCAGAAGAGTGTATCCCCATCTGGCTGAAACATCTCTGTTCAAAAGATAATTTCCGTCGTTATCTTTTAATTTTCTGATTGCTGTTCTGGTTGCTTTGTTCATGATCCAGACAGCTCCGGACTGATAAGTATCCGGAATGGACTCCTGTACATCGATCAGTTCATCAGCTGTGACTTTTGCTGCTGCCGCCGCTGTAGTGCCACGAGTAACTTTTGTGAGTCCTTCTGCTTTTCCAGATGTTCCGATCAGGCATTCATGTTCGATAAATACGGAAATCGCTTTCGCCATGTACTGAATAATTTTATTTAATACATTGAATCCGCTGTTGTTGATCAATTTCTTTGAAATTACAGTAAGTGCTCCTGCAAGGAAACCGCTCAGAGAAATGCTCTTGAATGTTCCGGATGTGCTTGTAAGTTCTGTAAACTCATCTGCGTATGCCATCTTAATAGAACTGGTATCTTCATCATAAAATGGAATACTGATGGTTCCTCCGATGTTATATCTATCTGCCATACTGTAAATCGGGCAGATTTCTACTACTTTTTCAATGATCTTGTTTACGATTGAAGACGGGATCACCGCACCATTGTCTGTATAGGTAAGGTTTGTAGCTCTCTCATTGGTAATTGTACCTCTTATATAATCTACAAATGCTCTCTCTTCTACGGTCAGGGTGTCGCCTTTCTCCTTACCTTCCTTCTTCGGATTTCCAAGATTTCTGGCTCTTTCTTTTGCTTCGATTGTCTTGTCAATGGCATTGATTTCTTTTTCAATCTCATCAAAACGAGCCTGTTCTGTTTCTTCGAAGGCTCTCTGTTCTTCCTGTGCTTTGTTCAGGATTCCTTCCATCTCTTCCACGAGAGCAGTTCTTTTTTCCTCCAGGCTTTTTAATTCCTCTGCTCTTATCTGCAGATATCTTCTGGCAGCTACTCTGAATGCTTTTTTATTTGTGATTTTTCTTTTATGACTCTTCCTTATTTATTTCCTCCTAATCGTCTGATTGTCTCTTCATACTTTGAGTAATCAATTTTTTCTTCCGGTTTATTTGAGACTACCCTGGTTTCCAAAGTTCTTACTTCCAGAACTTCATTTCCGTCTGCACGCATCTCTATTGATGTGCTTGCATAACACGGGACTTTTCGGTTGTCAATGATCGACACCTCTTTCAAATCCATGTCTTCCACAAATCTGCGTTTCAGGCCGGAATCTGTATCCTCTTCTTTGGCTGCTCTCTCAATAAATCCAAAGGACCAGCCTCTGAGCTCACCTTTTTTCGCTTTTTCGATCACTTCTGCATCTGTGATTTCCGCAATCGCCCGAAGTCCAATATT